CCCAACAGAGCATATGAACTCTACACGGTTTTACATCAGATATCACCTGCGGATTTTGCAACAAAAGAACATTTCTATCAATATTATTGTGGTATGAGCTATAATCAGGATAGTGGTTGGGGATATACCACAAATACTGAAGATCAGAAGCTCGAAGAACTATATCATAAGGCAGCACCATATACTCATAGGAAGCGTAAATTCGAAGTGCTAAAAGACCTTCCAGACAAGATTTATCAGAAGATGATGTTGGAACTTGAAGATGACGTGTATAAGGTATATGATGAAATTGAAGCGGGGGTAGCAAATGAATTCGTTGAGCATCCCTCACGTAATCCATTGACAATCATGATTCGCCTGAGACAATATCTGGCACAACTTAAGATTAAGTATGTTTTGGAACTTATTGATAACATACTTGAAACTGGTGAAAAAGTTGTGGTCGTTGATATGTTCAAAGATTCGCTTTACGGATTAAAGGAAAAACTCGAAGACATTGCTGGATTACATACTGGTGACCAAAGCGTAGAAGAACGTGCAGAAATTGTTAAAACATTTCAGGACATCAATAGTGCAATGAAGGTCTTCCTTGGTTCGGTTCAAACTTGTAGTTATGGTTTGACCCTAACTGCTGCCAGTAAGTTGTTCATGATTACCCTTCCATATTCTGTTGGTGAATATGATCAGGTAAGTGATAGGTTACATAGAATTGGTCAGAAAGCCGTTGTGAATATCTATCCAATTATATTCAGGGATACTATTGATGAATATGTGTTTAATGCAATTGAAGGCAAGAGGAAGGAAATAGTAAAAGTAATTGATAATGAAGATTATAAATCCGATATTAGTGAATCGGTATTAAGTGAGGTAATCGCCAAGATCAAAGAAAAACATGGGAAGAACTTATAGTTGGAATAAAAATCCGTTCAGGGATTACTTGCTCTCAATGGTTTTGATGGGTATTGATATATCAGATAAACAGTTCAAGGAAGAGATCAGTACGTATTTCATATATATTTTAGAAAACATTTTGATCAATGAAAACGATGCCTTATATTTGGACTTTGAAATCATTAACGTTGGTAATCATTTTAAATTGAGCGGAAACAATGCAGTAACTGCACTGTGGCTAAGTGGCATCATTCCCACAAACACAGAGGATGCGATGAAGAATAACACATTTATCGTAAGAAACAGGAAATATATCTTCAATGAACAAACTAAAGAACTAACATATAGTATAATCCATGAGTAAAAAAGTTGCGGTTTTATTTTCAGGTGGTTTGGATTCCACATATTTGGTCTGGAAAAATCTTAAAGAAGGCAATACTGTCGTGCCGATTTACGTTGAAATAAAAAATAATGAAGTAAAAACAATCATTGAAAAAAATCGAGTTGAACTACTGGTAAGGGAGTTCAGAAAAGAATTTGGGAACGACAGTATTCATGATGTCAGATATGCAATGACAGTTGAAGTGCATGCAATTGAGAGTAGTGTATACTTCAAACAACTTCCGATTTGGTTATTCACAATTGTTTTTATTCAGGGTATGTATGCCGATGAAGTTCAAATCGGTTATGTGAGTAATGATGACGCAATTTCATATCTTGATGATATCCAGAATATCTATCATTCTTATCAGGCAATATGTGAGCCAATGATTCCCCTGACATTTCCACTGAAAAAGATGAAGAAGGCACAAATGGGAAGTGAACTACCGACCCAATATCTTAACCTGATTTTTAGTTGTGAAAACGCCAAAATTGTTGGTTCAAAAGATGCTGATTTCGTTGAATATGAGCCATGTTGCGAGTGCGTGCCGTGTAAAACAATTATGTCAACTGAATATTATGGACATAATGGGTTTCCAGAGAGATATAAAAAGGGAGTACGTCAACAGCATATCTATGCGCTTTGGAGAGAAGGATATCGTGTACTGGATAAGGACGGTAAAGATTGTCAATATGTTCTTAGTCCAGAAATTAAGAAATATCCAATACAATTGGAATTTGATTTTTACGGTTGCGATGATCAATATTCAGTAAAACAGCTCGATTTGAGCTTTAAAGTATCGGCAGATGAGCCAGAATATTCAGTAAAATGTTGTAAATCTTGTACGAAATGAGTATGGATAAGGCAAAGGTTTTAGCGGAAATAAAAGGATTTCTTGAGGGATACAATAATGATCTCAAGTATATTGTTAATGTCGAAACAGACCCAGCTACAAATGTTGCTGAATGTATAGTACATAAACCCAACGAAAAACCCAAAACAATAAAAGTTGAGTATCAGCCATTCATGTATATGAAGGACTTATCGAAGTTCGGTCATGTATTATATGCTGGTAAGTCTGAAAGGCATATTGAAAGTATGCAGGTTAAATATGGCGTGACAATAACCAAACTCAAAACTGGTAACCAGAAGAGATTGGTTAATGGTTATTGTTATAAACTTACAAGTCACAGGTCATTCAATTCAATCGTTAATTATTTGAGCGAAGGTGGTATTAATCCATACGAAAAGCTCAAAGACCTTGACGGTAAGGAAATCAGAAACTCAAAAAATGAGCCGAAATTCGTATATCGTGAATTATTTCACAATGTTTCAACAACTGAACAGTTCTTCATATCAACACAATCCAGACTTTTCAAAGGCATTGAAGAATATAAAAACATCCATAAGTTTACCTTTGACATAGAAACCACTGGATTACGTTATCAGATAGCGAGAATCATACTTATTGGAGTCAGGGACAACAGAGGTTTTGAAACCATTCTTGAACCCGAAAAGTTTAACGATGATGAAGAAGAAATTAAGTTAATTCAGAAATTCTTCAATGTTATTCATCACCTGCAACCCGCAGTGGTAATGGGATATAACTCGGAAATGTTTGACTTTGAATTCATTCTTGGCAGAGCAAAACTCCTGAAAATGGATTTGACAAAAGTTCCGACTGGTCTGAAAAAAGATGTTCAGATTGGTAGGAAGCCAAATACCAGTGTTAAGTACGGCAACACAGCAGACAAATTCACCGCAACAAAAATGTGGGGAATTTCAGTTATTGATATCATGCACGCTGCTAAAAAGACTGCTGCCATTAACAGTGACCTCAAGGAAACCAAGCTAAAATACATTGCGAAACACGAAAAGTTGGCAAAGGACAACAGAACATACATTGCGGGTGAAGATAATCAAATCGGTAGAATGTATGACGAAAATAAGATTTTCGTTATTGATGATAAAAACAATTACTTGGAGATTCCTGAAGTACATCAGGAAATTGGTAGAAAACTCTATGTCTTACAGGCAAATAAGGGTAAGGTCAGTACGGAACAATATTTGGGAATCAGAAACAAATATCTGGACACTGCACCAGATTTTGTGAATTGGTTTAAGACAGTTGCGCTTCCAAAACAGATGAAATCGTTCATCGGTGGAAAACGCCTTGTCAAGAATTATCTTCTGGATGACCTCTGGGAAACCGAACAAGTGGATGACCTGTATAATCAATCTTCATTTATGTTGGCTAAGATTGTTCCCACCACATACCAAAGGGTCTGTACAATGGGAACTGCTGCTATCTGGAACTTACTGCTTACTGCATGGAGTTATGAGAATGATTTGGCGATTCCACATTGTGACGAAAAACTCAAAAAGAAATTCTCTGGTGGTCTGGCACGTTGTTTTAGAACTGGATATATAAATGGGAGAATAATTAAGATTGACTATGCCAGTCTTTACCCAATGATTCAGTTGACTGAAGGTGTATTCCCGATATTCGATATCACGGGTGTTATGAAGAAAATCTTGTTGTACTTAACCACAACTCGTAATATCTACAAGAAACTTGCAAACAGCACGAAGCTCAACGATGAAGAGACGAATCTGCTTAACCAGATCGATCATGAAGCATACATAAAATATACCAGCAACGTTCTTAGTGCTGCCGATATCTTGATGTTTAAAATCAAACAGTTACCTATTAAGATTTTGAACAACTCGTTATTTGGTGCTCTGGGTTCAGATATTTCATTCAACTGGTCAGATAACGTTTGTGCTGCACGTATCACTTGTAG